TATAATGACTTTTTAATAATAACATGAAAATAGCTATTACAGGGAAAATGTGCTCTGGAAAGAGCACTCTTGCTCAGATAATAAAAGAAACAGATAGTAGATTTACTATTTATTCTTTTGGTCAAAAAGTTAAAGATGTGGCGAAAGACCTCTTTAATATGAAAGAAAAAGACAGAAGTCTTTTGACTTCTATTGGAACAAAAATGAGAGAAATTGATTATGATGTATGGGTCAATTATGTAATCAATCAAACAAAAGATAAAACTCATTGTATCGTAGACGACCTCCGTTATCAGAATGAATATGAAGCTTTACATAATAACGGTTACAAGATAATTCAACTTGTTGTTGATCCCGCGATTCAAGAGGAAAGAATTAAAAATGTTTATCCTAATAATTATCAAGATCATTTAAATAATAGAAATCACATATCTGAAAGAAATAAATTTAATTGGTTAAGTGAAGATAATTTGTTAGTATTAAATTCAGATGAAGATAAAATTGTTGAAATTAGAGAAAAAGTTCTTTCGTTTATAAAAGAATAATATAATTTAAGGATTTAATAATGTCAGAATTCATAAATCTTGTGCCGATAAGAGAATTAAAAATAGATAAAATTAAATGGTTGAATACTAAAATTAAATATGAATCTTCATTAAATATAGAAGATCTTCTAAATGATATGTGTGAAAATATTCTTAATTGGTTATATAATCTAGAAGATTATACTATAATAACCGACGAAGAATCTTTTAAAGGACAATTTAAAAATATGATATATGACAAATATCTTTACAATTCTAAATCTGAAAGTATAGATACAGAATCATATGATTATAATTATTTTGAATTAAAGTATTTAGAAGAAATTAATAGTTTGTATTTGGAATCTAAAAGGATTTTAGAGCATTATGGTTTAGATTTATTTAAAGATAAAGATTTTATGGAATTATTTTATTTTATTTATGAATATACACAATATTTAGATGGAAAAGAGGACTCAGATGATTCTGAAGAAGAAGATTATCTAAATTATAATATAGATGTTGAAAAGATTAAATAAATTAGAAAAACAACATGGAGGAGCAATACCATTTAGTGCTTTAAATGAACCCGACAAAAAAGAAAATAAAACTAAAAAAGCTAAAAAAAATAGGAGTCCTCAGAAACCAAAAAGACACAGAAAAAGATCTATTTCCCCATCAAGAGCCCATAGAAAAGTAACTAAAAAATTAAAGAGAAGCAAAAAAACTAAAAGACCCAAGAGTGATAAAAAATGTAAATGCGGATCTCATAAATATACCGGAAATGAAGAAACGCCAAGAGGTCTTGGGAAATGTGAAGAATGTTTACCTTTAAATATTGTTTTAAAAGGTAAAGACGGAAAATTATATGAAAATAGAAAAGAGGGTTGGCATAAATTGAATTAAGCTCTCTTATAAAAAAGCAAATAAGGACTATAATTTAATAGTTTCTCATCTGAAACACATGAAACATGAGAATCATTATATTCGTACCATTTTTTATCTAAAAAATTCTTCGATACTGCATAATAATGTCCTCCACCTAGAGAACCACTATGAATACAGAATCCATTTAAGTTATAAAGATTGGGTCTACTTGTTCCATAATTTTTATTGTAATCTTTGAGATCTAATTTTAGAGGATATTGGATAAATTTATCATTTTTCCTTAAACTTGATGTATATCTTTTTAATAAGATAATTAAAATTTCCGATGTTTTAAATAAAACTGATTTTTGATGGGGCTGAACACTTTTAGAACATTTATCACATTTCCACATATTTTTTTCATCTAATATCTGTTTTCTTGTATAATGTTTGAAACAATCATAAATTGTTTCGGCATCATTGGGTAATTCCAATGAAACAACTTGAATTGGATCATGATTAGAAGTAAAATAATAGCATTCCGGGCAAATAGTTAAGCTTAATAATTGTGAATAAAAATTCTCAACAATATAAGAATAATCATTTTCATAAAATCTTTTCCAAGTTTCGAAACCCTTCACAACCATTTTGCCCGTTTCATCTGATTCAGATTTCTTTTTTAAATGTATCTTAACACTTCTTTTAATAGAATCGTGTAATAAGTCTAAGAAAAGAGTCAAAAATTCGTCAACATCATTCTGATTAAAATTTTCAAAATAAAGATCTTTTTCATCGCATAAGGTTTTAAAAGATCTCAATAATTTTAAAGGATTTTGACAAGTATTGTTATCATTGGACCACATTCCCCTCTGAAATTGAAACCATTCATACATTAATCCAGATTCTAAATTTTTACATTCTTTAAAAAAGTTTTCATTTTGTGGATGAAAGGTTAAAAGATGACTTAAACATTGTAAAACCGAATTCATGTAACATGTATTTCCTAAATTAACTAATCCTTTATTTCCTGCGTTAATAGAGGCATTTACTTGTGCCATTTAGTTTATAATTATTATTCATGTTATATTTTTAAATTACTTAAAAAATTTTATAGTGTTAAGTATAAAATGAGTGAATTAGATATTAGTGAAATCGTTGATAATGAAGTTGCTGTTGATACCGAATCCTCAGAAGTCGTTGTTGAAGAAGTTTCAGAAGAAGAACCTGACGAAGAAGAATCTGAAGAAGAAGAACCGGAAGCAGTAGAAGAAGAAGGGGAAGGAGATGAAGAAGAAGAGGAAGAAGCAGTAGAAGAGGAGGAAGAGGAGGAAGCACCTGAAGAAGCAGTAGAAGCACCTGAAGAAGTACTCGAAGAAGCACCAACTGAGGGGGCAGTAGCACTCGCAGAACAAGTTGTTTCAGAAGAACCCGTGGAAAGTGCGAGTGAAGCAGTAGGAGCTACCCATGATAATTTATGTTCTTTAAAAACTCTTGTTAATGTGTTAGGAAAATGGTCGGGTAATGAAATTAGAAGAAGAAATGTTGAAGAATTATTGAAAGAAGGATCCGAAGTTGATGAAAACTTAGATGATCTTGAAAAAGTTGTTGAAGTCCTTCAACTTTGGATCAGAGAAGGAGGTTCTACATTTAGGGATCATAATCATTTCAAAAATCTAGATGAATATACGTTGGTAGGTGAATCTAGAAATTTATCAGAAGAAAAAAAGGTAGAGGTTTTAAAAACAGTAACAGACTTAGTTGTTAATGTTTCACAGAGAAGAGTAAAGAATGAGGAAATTCAAAATGTTATGAATAACCTTTATTAATTTAATTTTTAATTTTTATTTTATTTATGATTTATCAAAAAATAAATCTTTAAAATTTAGTTGGTACAAGGACTTTAGTTCGAATAGGCGAGACCACCCATACCAGACATGATACGGAGGACATTGTAATTGACGGCATAGACAAATACTAGACCACCGGTCTGCTCTGTCGTTGCAGCCACGCTCGCAGAGTATTTACCAGTTAATTGGGCATTATCAATTCGTGAAAAATTACAAGTTCCTGATGGTTGATGTTCTTCGGGTTTGAGAGCAAAAGAGTAAACCGCAATTGAATCAGGTTCATTAATAGACCCATAACCCGTATGATGTTCCCATACCTGAGTTCTAGTGAAATATTTATAATCACGTTCTTTAAAACGATCATGTCCGTTAAGTTTTAATTGCCAATTACCCGATATAGGTTGTTCATAATAATAACCCTTACCCCCCAAACCCCCATTTTCGACCTGGGCATTGTCACGCCCACTCCCTGGACCCGCGTCAATCATAGGGGTAGAACTTATACCCCCCGTCCATATTAATTCCTTAACTGGATGATTAAAATTTAAATCAAGTGTTGCAGAAGCATCTTGTGTTCCCGAATAAGATGAAAATTGTAACTGTTCAATTAAATATTCATGTGAAACTTGAGCGAATCTACGTCTTTCATCCGTATCAAGATAGATATAATCACACCATAAATCTAAAGATTTCTTTGTCGGAGAAGTTGCGGGGACCTGATTTCCCTCACCAAATGTCCCATTATTATCCTGAAAAATTAGATTATTTAAAGTTTCAAATGTTATCTTTACCTTAACTTCGTGATACTGAAGAGCGATTAAAGGGAGAGCGAGACCTGGATTGCGGCAAAACCAAAATAGTAATGGGACCCATATTTTACCCGTGATCTTGCCACCAATGGTGGTCGTCCATGAAGGTGCGATAACTGCTTCAGTTGAAGCCGCAGAATTATTTAATCCCAAACCATTGCCGACCATTTTATTATATAAAGTTCCAGTAGAACCACTCGGATTGAATTCGGTTAACTGAGAGTAAACAGAGTGCCAGTGACCATAATGACGATCAATTCGTTGACCACCAATTTCTAATTCTACTTCTTTCATTAAACGACTACCATAGTTAGAAACCATGGTGAGATCTTCCGCTGCAGTTTCTAATTCGTGTTCTAAATACATTCTGTAGACTAAATCACCATTTCTTGAAATGGTTGCTGAAACTGAACCACCGAAATCAGCAGTGCCGTTGAAGGTCTGCTTAATCGATTCCATCGAGAAGTTAGTGTGCCGTCTGTAGACAACCTTAAAGAAAGTGATCTGCGGGTTACCCGTAAGGTAAATATCCTGAGCGCCATAAGCTACAAGTTGCATTAATCCTCCTCCCATTATTTTATACCTTAGAATAGAAAAAAATTTAAGATTAAATAAAACTTATATTTATTTAATCTTTATAAAAAGAATTTTAAATTTATCTTAAGATTAGATTATAATTTTAGAATTTTATAAAAGTTTAAGGGCTTTATATTAATTATTTAATTCAAAACTAAGTTACTATATACCTAAAAACTTTAGTTAGAAATTTAATTGCTGTAGGCGAGACCACCCATACCAGACATGATACGGAGGACATTGTAGTTGACGGCGTATACTTTAGTCACAACATTGCTCGAACTCCCAGCTACTAACTGAGCATTATCTATACGGGAAAAGTTGCATGTTCCAGATGGTTGATGTTCTTCCGGTTTGAGTGCAAATGAATAGACGGCAATACCATCTGAAAAATTACCCCCTCCCTTTGTGGCGGAGGGCGTAATTCCACCTGCCCCAGTATGGTGTTCCCATATCTGAGTCCTGGTAAAATATCTGTAGTCACGTGCAGCAAAACGATCGTGACCGTTTAATTTAATCTGATAAGTGGAAGTAGAATCAGGACTCGAATCTACGCAAGCTATGGCACCAGTGGCCATTGCCTTACACCAAATTAGTTCTTTTACCGGATGATTGAAATTTAAATCTTTTGAACCAGAACCGTTAGTAACGGTTTGTTCTTGAACTTGTTCAATTAAGTATTCGTGTGAAACCTGGGCGAATCTACGTCTTTCATCGGTATCGAGATAGATATAATCACACCATAATTGATTTGTAACGGTGCTTGTTAAACCAGTGGTCCCAATTAAATGGTTTAATATAACTTTGACTTCATGATACTGGAGGGCAATTAAAGGTAAAGCGAGACCTGGATTACGGCAGAACCAGAATTGAAGGGGGACAAAATATCTTGATGCGGTGGCTTCACCATAAGCACCACCCATTCCGGACATACATTGAAACTTAGTTCCTTCTTGCTTGCCCGCACCATCCGAAGTTTCCCCAGTATGACCGGTTGGATTCGGTTCAGTTAATTCAGACCAAATTGTCATCCATTCTCCCGATTGTTTATCAATTTTTTGGCCACCAATTTCTAATTCAACATCAGTAATTGCTTGCGCGGTGGGATTAGCCGATGCTGCCGGTGTGCCGGTTAACTCTAAATACATCCTGTAAACTAAATCACCATTACGCGAAATAGTTGCTGTGCAACGACCAGCTATATTGTGAGAACCGTTCCATGTCTGCTCAATTGCCTCCATGGAGAAGTTAGTGTGTCTGCGGTAGACAACCTTAAAGAAAGTGATCTGCGGGTTACCCGTAAGGTAAATATCCTGAGCGCCATAAGCTACCAACTGCATCAAACCTCCTCCCATTATTTTATACCTTAGAATAGAAAAAAATTTTAGGAAATAATTAACTTATATTTTAAATTAATTATTCTAAAAAATAATTATTGAAATTATTTATTTAATTTTAAAAAGAATATCTTAGATTATGTTTTATTTAAAAGAATTAGTTCGAATAAGCAAGACCACCTATACCCGACATAACACGGAAAACATTGTAATTATGAGCAAATATCTTATAAGTATTTGATTCTAATCCAAAATCTCCATCGATAATCATTTTAGCATTATCTACTCTTGAAAAATTACATGTTCCGGATGGTTGGTGTTCTTCTGGTTTCAGGGCAAAAGAATATACATATATATCTGTACCATGATTAGAATTGCCAGCGATTAATTCATTTTTTTCCCTGTATTTTATAGTCATAATTAATAAATCAAATGTCATGGCTGTACCAGAATAACTTGTTGTATCAAACTGAGGCCCTATTGTCTTACCCGCCTCTACATGTCCTCCCGCAGTTGCCGCCCCTAAAGTATGGGTTTGATCTGCATCTGCTGTCAGAGTAGCGGATGTACTTTTGACTTCCGGATTGTTTACAATTTTGTGACCAGAACTTACCGCGTGGTCACCCTGTACAAGTGATAAAGTTGTTTGAGTATTCCCGTTTGTAATCCCCAATAATTCCATAGTTGTTTCTAAGATTATAATTTCTTTTAAGAAGCTTATATCTGTACCAATGGAAAGAGTGGTGCTATTAGGTACTGTAGTAGGAGTATCGGAACTACTTGTATGAGTACCTTCACCCATAACAAATCTTCTTTGTTTTATAGGACCTAATTCACCTGGGACTCTGGTATGATATTGTAGAGGTTGAACTGTTTTAAAATATCTTGAAGGTCTATATGAAAATCTATCATCTCCATTAAATTGTATTTTACATTTTAATTGGTCTGATAATGTACTATCGGTCGGATGTCTCATTGGTTTAAAATTACAAGTTGCCCCACTAGAGGTTGCAGGTGGTGTATTATCATTAACCCATATTAATTCTTTGACAGGATGCTCAAAATTTAAGTCTATTTGTTTTGTATTTGCTGGGCCATGTATTCTTTGAACTTGTTCTATTAAATATTCGTGAGAAACTTGAGCGAATCTTCTTCTTTCATCCGTATCAAGAAATATAAAATTTACCAATACAACAGCATTTGAGCTAACTCCACTCGCTGAACCCCATTGAATCTTAAGTTTTACTTCACTGTATTGTAAAGCAATTAATGGCAAAGCTAAACCAATATTTTTACAAAACCAAAATTGAAGTGGATACCAATAATAACGAGGAACTACACCTCCAGCCGCATCAATATTACCCATAAAACAATCTATTAATCCACCAACCTTAGATTCTGGTGTCGTCAAATTCCACCAAACAGCATTCCAATCACCGTGTTGTCTATCTATCAATTGACCCCCAATTTCAACTTCAACATTGTCTATATACTTATAAATATCTCCATGAGAACCAGCATCGTCTCTGTCTTCGATCCATATATCATGAACAAGATCTCCACTTGAACCAATTATACATGTATTAATTAATCCGGCGGCTGGTGTCACCCCACTATTAAATGGTTGTTCTATGGCTTCCATAGAGAAATTAGTGTGTCTTCTATAAACAACTTTAAAAAATGTAACTTGTGGATTACCAGTTAAATAAACATCTTGAGACCCATACGTGACCAATTGCATTAATCCTCCACCCATTTTACTAATATAATATAAAATAAAAGAAAAAAAAATAATTATTAATGAACAAATAATTATTTTTATTAAAAAAATTGAATTAATATGATTTTATCTTTAATTTAGAATTATTAAAGAACTTTAGTTTGTTATTTAGTTAGAAATTTAATTGCTGTATGCAAGACCACCCATACCAGACATGATACGGAGAACATTGTAGTTGACGGCGTAGATATTCTGATTAGAATCGGGTTGTGTGCCAGTGAAATCTAACTTCGCGTTATCAATACGAGAGAAGTTACAGGTTCCAGATGGCTGGTGCTCCTCAGGTTTGAGACCAAATGAGTAAACATTAATCTTCCTAAGCATCTGAGAGGTGCGGGCATCATTCGTATTAGTTATCTTTGAGATAGATTGAATTACTACCGCGTTAGCACCAGATTCTCCTGCAAGATTTTCAATCCTTGATTTAAATTGAACTAATGTATTGCCGGTGTTCCCATCCGTGCCGTCGGCGGCTTGGCAGGCAGTTACCTCGGCAATTAGAACCCCGGGATCACCACCTAAAAAGCTTGCTCCGCTCCCTGTAATAAGAACTAAATCACCCGCTGAGAGAGCATCTACCGCTAAATCAGTAGTTCTGAATCCATATACTACTCCTGTGGCGGCGGTAGTAGCACTAGTCATGACGGCTGGTGCTCCGCCCAATGAATGTTTTGTAACTGTAACTACTCCCGAGGATAATAGGGAGGCGAGTAAGGTGTGATCAGCAGAGGAACCGCTCGTGGCACCAGCGACATATGTAACACCTGTTAAATTATTTGCACCACTGGATACTAATTTTTTAGATACTATAGGTAAATTTTGACGAGGAACAGCCGTGTGGTAATCAAATGGCTGTCTGAGCTGGAAGTATTCCGATTGCTGAGGAGAGAAACGATCATGCCCGTTTAACTTAAGTATAGCAGTGTCATAGTCGGCTTCTGCTTGGTTGGTCCAAATTAATTCCTTAACAGGGTGATTAAAGTTTAATTTTTCAGATGTAGATCCACCAGATTTTTGGTTCTGTAACTGTTCAATTAGATATTCGTGCGAAACCTGAGCGAAACGACGGCGTTCATCGGTGTCAAGGTATATGTAATCAGCTAATACCTTACACCCAGTTACATTTCCCGCAGTTTTTCCCCAAGTAAATTTAAGTTTAACTTCGTGATATTGAAGGGCAATTAAGGGTAGGGCGAGACCAGGATTACGACAAAACCAAAACTGAAGAGGGACCTGAACCATATCAACACCACTCGCGGCTTGATCTGAAACAGCTCCCTGCATAGATTTAAGACCAATTGCCTTAGATTCAGGTGTGCTTAATTCATTCCATACATCCATCCATTCCTGATAATGGCGGTCAATACGCTGACCACCAATTTCAAGTTCAACCTCTGAAACCATTTGAGAACCGTCTGTGACCCCAGTATTATCATTTGTAACATATACCTTGTATACTAAATCACCATTGCGAGAAATAGTGACAGTTGAATTGCCACCATCAGTGGGGGACCCGCTAATCGTCTGTTCAATAGTCTCCATCGAGAAGTTAGTGTGTCTCCTGTAGACAACCTTGAAGAAAGTGATCTGCGGGTTACCCGTAAGGTAAATATCCTGAGCACCATAAGCTACAAGTTGCATTAATCCTCCTCCCATTATTTTATACCTTAGAATAGAAAAAAAAATAACCAATTAATAAACAAATAGTTATTTTATTAAAAAAAGAAAATTATTAAATTGTTATACAGAATTTAGTTGACAAGTAACTTAGTTACTGTAAGAAACTTTAGTTGGCAAGTAATGTAGTTTATACTTTGGTTAGAAATTTAATTGCTGTATGCTAATCCACCCATACCAGACATGATACGGAGAACATTGTAGTTAACAGCGAATACTTTGAGAGAAGCACTTGTATTAGCAGAAAAGTTACCACTATCAGTCATAAGTTTCGCATTATCTATTCTAGAGAAATTACAAGTACCAGATGGTTGATGTTCTTCCGGTTTGAGGGCAAAAGAATAGCAGAAAATATTAGCAGGGCTATCGTTATCACCTGCCATTAGCGTTGGTAGTTCTTGATATTCATACGATGTTTGCCCAGCCCACACAGCTGCTGTAGCATCTGCTGTCTGGACGCCAAAATATTCATTTGCTGCTATATTAATTGCATGAGTTTTAAGAAGAGGGGGTTGAGTTACCGGATGAACCGGTGCTAATATTGCATTTAATGCTGATGACGCGCCAGTAACCGCCCTACCGGTGCCTCCATCAACATCTATACATAATTCAGCTGCTACTTCTGCACCATTTACTAATGTATTTCCAACGTAGTATGTTAATATTGATGCACCACCTGAAACTTTTCTTGTTTGTACATTTAAATTTCTTAATTTAATAGGTTTATGTATTTTATTCATAATTTGCGCGTTTGTTAATTCTGCAACCTTGCCGGAGTGTGTATAATAAGCATTATTTACATCTCCCCCATGTGGAACTCGGGTATGGTGTTCATATGGTTGAACAAGTTGAAAGTAACGGCATTCTCTTGCTGCAAAACGATCATGTCCATTTAATTGAATTTTCATTTTAAGTTCATTGTCACCATCTTTAGGGGTCCAGGTATTGGAGTTTGTTGACCCAGCCACAGCCGCTGATAAAACATTATCATTATCACCATTCAGAGGAATAAATCTACATCCATTACCATAACCATTAGAACTTGGAGCGCAAACCCAAATTAATTCTTTAACAGGGTGGTTAAAGTTCAAGTTGACTGAACTTTTATTAGCAGCGTTAGTTTGTCTCTGGACCTGTTCAATAAGATATTCATGAGATACCTGGGCGAATCTACGTCTTTCATCAGTATCTAAATAAATATAATCTACCCATACTTCCGCTTTATCGGAAGAAGATATAGCTGTTTTGGAGCTATCATCCATGTTGCCACCATAAGAAGCACCCCAAGTAATTTTAAGTTTAACTTCGTGATATTGAAGGGCAATTAAAGGTAAAGCAAGACCTGGATTACGACAAAACCAGAATTGAAGAGGTATATATACTTTAGCTTCACTATTTGCCTGTGCTCCCGCAGTTTCATCAAACATATAACCTAACCCATCAACCTTAGATTCAGGTGTAGATAATTCCCACCAAATAGCCATCCAATCCATATATTGTCTGTCAATCATTTGACCTCCAATTTCTAATTCAACATTATCAATTAAGTCTGTTACGCATCCCTGTATAGTGCCATGAATAGCTGGTTTAAATTCTATATAAGTTTTATGAATTAAATCACCATTCCTGGAAATAGTGCACGTTTGGTTACCATTCGCAGTAGTAGTTCCAGTTAGAGTTTGCTGAATAGATTCCATTGAGAAGTTAGTATGTCTTCTGTAGACAACTTTAAAGAAAGTAATCTGCGGGTTACCCGTAAGATAAATATCCTGTGCGCCATAAGCTACAAGTTGCATCAAACCTCCTCCCATTATTTATACCTTAGAATAGAAAAAATTAATTAAAGAAACATGAATAATATAACCAATAAAAATGCTTCATGGAAATCTAATGGTCTAAATCTCTCTATACTCTGACCACTGTTCACCATAAGTTTAGGCCATATCTTATTGTAAGCCCACTGAACCATTAATGTCTTTAATATTAACATCATTACACCTAAAAAAAACATATAAACCTCTCCATTCTTACCCATCTTAGTAGTCATTTCTTTTGACGCTTTTTCTAAACTGCCACCCAACATTCTTCTTAAAACCATTTATAATCTATCCAATAAATTATTTGAGAAATAACTTTTCTGTTTCTTTGGGATCTAATCTAAGGTCCAATACTTGTTTCACTGGATTCATAATCTGATTCGTAATATAAAATTCATAATCAACCGGTAAATTATTTGCTTTGATATAATCTACATGTTCAATTCTATCTCCTTGTAAAATAATCTTTTTCTTGTATTTGGGTTGAGTTTCATCAATGACTTTTGTTTTCTTATATTTAGGTTGTGTTTTATCTTCTACATCTATTTTTTTGGTTTTAGGATTCCCATTTTTATAATATCCATCTGGGATAGTTTTTTTAATTATTTTATAGCCGATTAATTTTTTTACTTCTTTCATCCTATACCCAATAATATCAGGTTTATCATCTACAATCATGTAAACATAGGGTATCCTATCATTCGCCTTAGGTTTATTCCCCGGATCTCTTTCAGCCATTCTATCTGCTAAAACCTTATGCGCTATACTCTGTGGATTCTTGTAATAACCTCTCAGTGATTTAGATATTACGAAATATGAAAGAGGAAAATCACCTTTTCTAAT